CACCCAAGCATTGCCGGACACCTGAGCATCGCCGGACACCCGAGCATCGCCGTACACCCAAGCATTGCCGGACACCTGAGCATCGCCGGACACCCAAGCATCGCCGGACACCCAAGCATTGCCGGACACCTGAGCATTGCCGGACACCCAAGCATCGCCGGACAGGTTATCTTCTTTTTCAATATACCCTCCAAGATCACCGATGTCAGCATACTTGATTTTACGCGTACATTTGATTTGGAATAACTTAACGCCAAATGCATTGATTATAAATTTGTCCGTTAACTCAAAATGCTTGTCCATAGTATTGAGTGTTTTGATTCGTCCTTTAAAACCTCCGCGGGCCTCACGGATGGCGGAGGGGTGACCCGGATTGCCGTCCGGATCGTAAAAAATGGCTGCTAACCTAAACCAACATTACTAACCTAACCTGCTTTACGGTAGCAGGAACCGTTTGCTTCTGCGTAGTAGTACTCTATATCTCTTGGATCGGGTTCATGGATTCTGTACTCTTTCTCGCCTTCAGGCTTGAAGTATGCCTGCGAAAGCTGAAGATCGTAATCGCCCACATGGTTAATGTAATAGTCTGCATACACGCTGATTACACCGCCATCTTGAACGGCGGTAATCTCGCCGCAATACTCTTTCCTGAAATGCGGGTAGGGTTTACAGATCAGTGCGCTCATCTCCGATTTAAGGCATGCGGCCAACTCGCGCAACGCCGCCTCGCTGTATGTAAACTCTTGTCCTTGCATGGTTATTCTTTTATTTTGCACCCCTTAGCGGACTCGAACCGCTACCTGCTCACACGCGCACAAAAACATCTTCAGTCAAGCAACAACCAGTTATGCATGTTCGCCGTCTCTCTCCCGTTAGACTAAAGGGGTGGAATGTCCTACTCGTATGATTCTGCAATATGCTCAAGCAGCAACTTACGGCTCTTGCTCTCTTTGGGGTAATTGTCGGCAACTCTAAGCAGGCCGATCCGCTCCAGGTTCTTCTGATCCTCGCTCTGAGGTTCGGTGGAGATAATAAATTCGTCGTTCATGCTTTCTTCGTTTTAGGTTTTCTCTATTTCGGTTAACATCTTTCCCTGCGTGCCACCTCGTAAATCTCCTGCGGTTGATTGAACCGATCCAAGTCCGCGATATGATAGACAGGATGACATCTGCGGCGCACCTTGAATGAAATAGCCCCTGATTTCGCATACCTATCCAAAGTGGTCACACTTACCCCCAAATACTCCGCAGCTTCTTTTCGGGAATAGAATACCTTTCCCGGGCGGGGTGGGGCGGTGGGTATTTGCTTTATTCCTCGTGGCATGGCTTTATGATTTTATAAGATCAACAAAAAAGGTAAGATCAACACCCCGATAATGAGTAACACTGTTGCTATATACCTGCTTACAAAACCAATCTTTACTATTTTAGATGACAGTTGATATAATTCATCATCCGCATCGGGATTACCATTTACCAACCACTCATCCAATATGTCGGATTTTCGTTTCATCAGATGACTTGCCCATATTAATGCGGCGATCTGCCAAGTAGCACCCATAAGAGTTGCAAACAAGCCAGTTGTCGTAAGAATTATATGCTCCATTACTACCCTGGGGTTGTGAAGCACCACCGTAACGTACAGTATAGTTATAACTAATCCCACGGAGGGAATAATTATGTCGGCCACATCTTGATTGTGACCTATTGTCTGCCAAATCTCCTTCCTATAAGATCTAACTTTGTTGTACGGGTAATCTGTTTTGTTTTCCATAGCTTTATGATATTCTGGTTATCTATTTTGATAAACCCCACCCCTAAGTGATGGTTGTCAAATCCTAAAAATCAGTTACAATTTTGTTTAGGGATGGGGTTTTATTTATATTTGATTGTCAAATCTTAAAAGTTTCAGTTATGATCACCTCCGAAATGAAAGATCGGATATTGTCTGATTTGGTATCATCTCCCGAAGGCAAAGTCATTAATGTGCCAGACGAAGCCTTGAAATATGGGATTGAGCAACCTACATTCACCGCCATTTTATCCTATTTTGATCGTCATTGTTTGATTCAAACCGCTGGAAATTTGAGCTCTATTTTACGTGTTGTTCCTACCGTCGAAGCCTATGATATTTTGAAGCTGGGAGGGTTTTCCGCCCAAGAGGAACTTTTAAAGGCTAACATTCAAAAACTGGGTTTGGAAATCGATCTACTTTGCAAAGAGCTTACATCTCCGCAACTTCTTGAAAAAGCCCAAACAATCGCCTCTCTTGGTAGGTCGATCATCAACTTTCTTGATAGAATATCGGGGTGATTTCGCGTATATAGGATTATCCATTTTCCGCAATACCTCCGTCAGCTCACCCCCTAGCGACTGGTCATATTGCAAGGCGTTCCACGTCAGTCTATCGGAATAGATTAACTGATCATTGAGGTATATTTGACGCCTTACATCATTGTCTGTGTACTCAAATACCCCCTTGAGATTCGTTGTGAAATTTTTCATTTCAATGATTCTATGATATTCTGGTTACTCTATATCTCGGCGGCATACTCTTAGTCTTGTAGACATTTCCCGTTATCTGTGATAACCGATAGAGAGTAGATCGCACCGAATCGGCTTTTGCGATCTCGTAATAGACTGATCGCCCAACTTTAAGCGTCATAAGCTCTTGTCGTCTGCTCTTTCTTTTTTTCATATTATTTTAATTATCTTTGGTTTGTTCGTCTATTGTTACAATGCAAATATAAGGCATATTAAAACAATAAACAAGCTTTAAAGCGAAAAAATTTAAGCGTTAATGGAGAAAAAACAACAAAGCTCTGTTTTTCAGGTGTTTATACTAAAAAACAAACTCAAAAAAACAGAGATTGCCCAATATCTCGGTGTATCAAATGCCTTTATTACACAACTAGCACAGGGTCTCAGAAGTGTGCCGAATGAAAAGATAGCTTTAATTAAAGCGAATGCTCAATGGGACACATCCATGTTTAGGGATGAAGGTGAAATGCAGAAAACAGACACTACTAACCAGCCAGAATCACAACCTAAACAGTTGGAATTTGATTTTAACCGTTGGATGGAGAATGAAGAGAAAAAGACCGCCTACCTACAAAAGCTAATCACAACTAACAGTCAACTGTCCTCAACAAATAGCGAACTGGTTGAAATGCTCAAAGAGGCGATGTCGAAAAGCGGAAAAGGGGAGTTTCAGAATCAAATCGACGAGCTTAGCCGTCGAATAGATCGTTTTTTGGAATCCTGGAGTCAGAAGCGTGCAGAGGATGCCATATAATAAAAGGCTTGAGATTCCGAGTGTATGTTAGAATTGTAAGAGGGTTGAATGTTAAACCTAAAAATTAGAATTATGAAAAAGTTGTTCTTTCTGATTCTATCCTTGTTAATTGTGCCTTATTTGGGGAAAGGCCAAGATATACATATATACCATATGGAGTTCGGTCATCGTGATGAATATAGTTCTACTAAATATATCGCCACATCATCTCGTAAGTTAATTGAAGATCAAAATACAAGAGCAACCAATAGCTATACCCTTCCTTTGGACTCAATTCGTATTGTTGATTACTCGATTTACCCATACACACCCCCAACGATTTACATTGCTCAACCTGGGCAAAAGAAAAAAGAATGGAGAATTATCAATAATCTTCAATTATCAAAATCTAATTCCGCAAAATATGCCTACGACTTCTTGTTGAAACAGGAACCATTCAAATCCATATCTATTAAAACATTATTCCCCGTCCAATCAAAAAAAAGAGTAACATTACAAAAGTTTTCGGGCGAGATGGTGATTTTGGATTTTAATTATAGCTCTTCCGCAAGCTATTCTTTTGATTTCTCAGAACTCTGGATAATGACAAATCATGATTATAGTCGTATCCAAAGGACATTTTCAGGCAAGTATGGATACACACCGATGGATATGACTGTAAAAACAAAGAATGGAAAAGTTGTTACTATACCGCAATATACAAAGGTAACATGTGATTCCGTAGGTGTTTGTATACCTCATGCTAACAAATGGGATGTCAATATAGTATGCCATATAGATACAATCAAAGACATTGTAATACCTTACGATCAATCTGCATATAATCAATCATTATTACTCTCTTCCAAACAGTACAATAATATATCATACAGCATTCTATTGAATCAAAAGAAATATGATTCCCTGATAAATACACAACATCAAAAACTGTTAGCAGAACAACAACAGAAGATAGAAGAAGAAAAAACCATACAAGAAAAAAGACTTAAAGAAGCCAAACAAGCGGATCAAAGAAAGTCTGAAATACTGAAAAAATATGGTAAATATTATGGTGAGTTAATTTTGGCAGGAAAAGTTAAATTGGGAATGACAAAACAAATGTGTATAGAAGCATGGGGGCAACCTGAGGATATAAATAGAACGATTGTCCAAGGGAATATAAATGAACAATGGGTATATTCTTTAGATTGCTATTTATATTTTGACAATGGCATCCTTACTGCCATTCAAGATTAAACAATCACCCATTTTTTTTCGATAACACTCAAACCGGCTAGATTGTTGTCACGCCATCCCAAGGCTATGTAGAAGGTGCTCCTTATCTTGTGGGGACAGTGCGCGATATTCGTTACTTTGGATGATCTCCGATAGAGATTTCGATCCGGGTAGCTCCGAATGAGGAACCGTCTCGTGAATCCGAACCATAAGACGTTCGGCGTGTTTCATGCAGAAACTTTTACCCGATCTCGGCCCGCAAAAAGAGGCTAATTCAGGGAAAGATAGTGCATGTTTTATGAACGCCCGCTGAATTTTCGGGAAGTCTACCTTATTCTCTCGGCAATACTGGTCAATTATCCGGTCGATGTCCATGATTAAAGGTTTTATGAATGACAAACATATAATTCGTAACCGCGCTAAAGATTTCCTAAACAAGTTCCGAGAATATGGAGTCGAATCCAAAATTTTCGATTTTACACCGGAACTACAAGAAACACTATCACATCTAAAAAGCAAGGGCTATTTAGATTACACCACCCAAGATGTGTTCGGGGTGCAAAAAATTGTTCATGTAAAATTAACGAACAAGGGAAGTGGGGCTTTATTTCAAGCCCGCAAATCCCGCATCATGAAATGTGTTTGGCCAATTTTCAAATACCTAATATTCCCGATATCTGCCCTTGTTATCGGTAGCTTGATAGTATGGTTTATTCAAAAATCAATAGAGCAGCAATAACTCCTCCAAAAAAAACAATAAACAGGGTTAGCACATATAACCCCCATTCCCAACCATTTTCCATTTTGGTAGTTAATTAATATTATGAATCAAAAACCTCATAAACCAAATCACAGCAAGCGCCGTAAGAACCCCTGATAAAATACTTCTGAGATTTCCTTTTTATCTTCTTGCGTCCAATTCATATTACGAAACCTTTGTAATGCAAATATATGAAATCGGTGCAAATATAGGTGCAAACATTTTTATACTTATTTATAAATTACTGTTTATAAATATATTATCAATTACAATTTTATACCTGTCACGCAGGAGGTCGCGGGTTCGAGTCCCGTCCATACCGCAAGCCTCAGAATCAAGCAATTAGCTGAAATTCTGAGGCTTTTTTATTGTCCTGTAAAGGCCTTTTCAATATAAATCCCCTATAAAAACGTCGTCAAATACTATCATTTTGCTATATTTGCTACCACACACCGTGCAAATTTAGGTGCAAATTTAAGGGTGAAATATGGCTTCAATCTGGTATTACCTCGACACGAGAAGACGCAAAGCTGACGGGACCTTTCCGTTAAAGATCAAAATCGGGCTCAATGCCAAAGACGGCTGCCTTATCAATCTAAAAATATCCCTCAGAGAAGATCAGTGGGAAAATGGGGAAGTAGTGCGCCACCCTAACAGGCGGTTCCTAAATACATACGTCAAACAGCGCTACCTCGACATTACCAATTCCATTTTCAAGCTGGAAATAACCGGAGCCATTAACCGGATGTCTCCCGTTGAAATTAAAAAATATGTGGAATCATCATTGGGGACAGTCGCAGATGAAGCGTATACCTTTTCCGAGCATTTTGAGCGTTTTATTTCAACTCGGGAAAAAGAATCAACCAAAGACATATATCATCAGACATTATTGAAAATAGAGCTGTTTTCGCCCGGAAAACTGGCATTCTCTGATATTAATATAATCTGGCTAAAAGGATTCGAGCAATTTCTGAAAGGACAAGGGCTGTCCGTTAACTCCATCAATTTGCACATCCGCAATATTCGAGCAGTATTCAATGATGCGATAAACGAAGACAAGTCCGAACAGAATCTATATCCATTCCGCAAATTCAAACTAAAATCGGAAGAGACCCGAAAACGATCCCTTACTATAGATCAACTCCGAGCTATACGGGATTGGCCTTGCGAACCCCACGAACAGCAGTATATAGACATCTTTATGCTAATGTTCTATCTACGCGGCATTAACATGATCGACTTAGCCGGACTAACCAAAATAGACAATGGGCGGGTAGAGTTCCGGAGGGCTAAAACAGGTAGGTTATACTCAATCAAAATAGAACCTGAAGCAGAAGCAATCATTAATAAATACCGGGGTAAAAACTTCCTCTTAAATATTAATGAGCGCTACTCTAACTATAAAAACTACCTGCATCGAATGAACCGCAACCTGAAAGAATTTGGATACACAAGGGTGGGGAAACGAGGCAAAAAAGATAAAGAGGGGGCCTTCCCATTCTTATCCACCTACTACACGAGGCACACATGGGCTACACTTGCCGCCTATCTGGAGATACCCAAAGAAACCATTGCGGCCGCGCTTGGACATGGGAAAAAGGATGTAACTGATATATACATTTTTTTCGACCAAAATAAGATAGACGAAGCCAATAGGCGGGTAATTGACTATCTCAACCAGAATTAAAACACCACCAAATTATACTGCACTCCCACACCTAAATATGGTCGTATGCCTTGCGGAGTTAAAGCTGCCCCGGCGCTCACGCCGATCCCCCAGCGTTTCGGCTTGCCGGGAACCCCGACCCGCTGGATAACGGTTTGTGTAACCGTCCGGGGATAGACTTCGATACTATTTGCCTGCACATTGTAGCCCTCTACCTCCATCCGGTAGGTCGAATCGTCGGTAAACAGGTAACGACCGATCGGAATGGGAAGGTGAATAGGTTTCCCGTCTGCTGTATCGTGGATGGTGTCATACCGAACGATATGCACGTATTTCGGTACCGGCACTGTATCTCTGATCGTGTCGAGATGTACGACTGGCGGCAAAGTATCGTACTGTACGATCTTAACCGGGTCGAAATTCTTTGTCCAGCGCCCCAGAAAGAACATGCCAAAGAATAAAAGAATAATGAAGGTGTATGTGCCAAAGTTTTTCATGCCGCACAATTATTTCAAGTGCAATATCTGCCGCCGGTTCCTGCCCGGCGAGTATGAAATGTGAATCCAACTATATCCCGTCTCATCAATCAGCTGGTCGAAATCGAAGCCTCCGCCCGCGATCAGGTCGAATAATCGACGGTTGGCCGCCTGGTTGCCGACGGTAATATCGGCGGCTTCTCCACGGACATGCTGGCTGGTGGGTACGCCGCCGACCGCTTTGTTTAATGTCGGGCACCGATAACCGCTGTTGACCGTGATCGGGCCGCCCCACTTTTCGCGGATCGGATCGAGCAGGTTGTTTACGAGTGTCGAAAGTTTGACTTTCACCGCCGGCGGCGGGGTATTGTCGATCCCGAGCGCCCGGGCCTTAGCCGAGGCGGTTAGTTCGGGTATGGTAAAGTATTTCATTTTTTGTCGTTGTTATCATTCGTACCTACTTCTTCCGGTTCGATAATATCCGCTTTCTTGGCAAACAACTTGAAGATATTAACCCGCATGCGCTTCCCGCGCGCCTCGAAGTAATTCGCATAGCAGCTGTTAATTTCACAGCCGAAGATCACCAGCAAGATCAGCAGCGGCAGGACGGGGATGCCGAACGGCTCACCGAAGGTCTGCCCGATAACCCCTGCCAATAGAATCCAACACAGGTAATCGGCCATCTTGTTAAGTGTCCGGCGCACGGCCCGCGAGAAGCGGATGGTTTCGCCTCGTTTACGGGCCGCAGCCACACCGAACCTTAAATCGACCAGGATTAGGATCACGGCGGCGAGAAACACCCCGGCCAACGGTAGCATAAATTCGTAAAATTGCGAAAGGACTGTCGCCAGAAAGCCCGAAAGGATGTTTCTTTGTTGCATGGCCGCCTCCTTCCTATCCGATCATCACAATGGTCCACATAACCAGTGCCCCGGCCATCACGGGTACAAAGTCTTTCCAGAACTTCGGTTCAACGTAGTTACCGTTTTTGTCCTTGTACTCCTTACCGGAGGTTTGTTTGATCCCGGCCCACGCAATGGCCACGATCAGCGCAGGAAAGAATGAGAACACGCCCATGTTCAGGATTACTCCACAGATTGCGGTCACCACCATCCCGATGATGATCTGCCAAAGGTTTGATTTTGTCATTGTTTGAAAGATTAATGATTATTTAGTGTAGGCTGCCCATACTTCATAAGACCAATTAACAGTAGTAGGAGAACTTGTACCGCCATACCACGCTGCTACTGTTACTGATCCTGTTGATAGGTTATATTGTAAATCCGATATACGTGTTATATCTCCAGTAGTTTGATTCCATTGAGAACTACCTAACCCCACTGAATTAGATTGCGATCCGTAAAGAAACAAGGTGCCGCCTTTCATTAATATAGCAGACAACCCCTCAATTGTGGTAAGGTTTTTAGTAACCCCGGTAAATTCCCCGGTCCATCTTTGTGCATAAACTTGTTTTCCGTTATACATCCATCCTGAAATCGCAACCTCTCCGGAAGCAGGGATATTCAATCCACCGCCTGAAAGTCCATCCAGCTTGGTTTTATCCGCCGCCGACATCAGCCCGGCTTTGGAAGTGGTCGCATTGCCGAGGTTGCTGGAATCGTAAATAATAGTATTTTGTCCTCCTCGCCAATGCTGTAGATCTGAATCGTTAGATACGATCCGGGTGGCATGCCCGGCATCCCCAAACTCAGATAAGCTGTTACGAAAACCGACAAGGTTGCCCCCGTTTTGGTTGGTAATCATAACTTCGTTGGCCAGCGCAACATTACCCGTTATGGTTTTATTACCTGACAACGGCAGATAATTATCCAGGGGAATTACATCGGTCCATGCCGACCAAGAACCGGCATGTAAATTCCGAAACCAAATTTTTTTATCCTTGAATGCCCATTGGCGCTTAAAGTCTGGATTATTATCCATTGCGAAAGTGAACCCTTGGAAATAAGCATTTTCAAGCGGGGCGTTGGCTGGAGTTCCATTGGTTGAAAAGACCGCATTCAGCGGCGCGTTATTCAAGTCGGAAATAATACCGGATAATCCGAACTTATTGTCCGGATTGAAGTTGCCGGAATCCCAAACCGTCCTCCATATTTTTGTAAGACTACCCCGATACATCATAAATTGCTTTCCGGCATAGTCCCGTAACTTGAGTTGCAAAATCGTACCCGCAAAATCCTTTCCCTGCCAGATACAGGAGTATTCAGCACCCGGGAAATGCGCCTGTATATTCCCGGTGAAATCTAAATCCGTAATGTTGTTTACTCCGCCGCTGGGATATGTATAACTTTTGATTTGGGCGAAAGACGAGGGGTTGAAGTTTACGGTAGTCCATATTTCAGCCCACGCCGTTTTTTTAGTCTGTGATGTACCGCCCCCTCGAACAAACCAGCGGTTATATTGAAAAGTACCATATATTTGACATGCAGAACCATAGGCCGCTGTGCCATAAAATAGCGTACCGGCCTGTTGTATTGGATAGTGTCTTTCAGCAGTAGCGAATTCATTCAATCCGCACGCCATTATTCCTTGTCCATTGACGGTGTTGAGATCGACATTCGGTGCTTGATCAGCACGCGTGAAAGACGAGGCATGCAAATTATCCACTGTGTCGGCATTGCCTCCGTTAGCAGGAAGGGACGTAGGCTTATCCGGCAAGCTCGCAAAGGTGGTTTTATGCGGGTTGCTTCCGTCTTTGATTAACGAGTGATTGTAAGCCGCCTGCGTCCAATCGCCACGTCCGGCTGTTTCGGCTGTCGTCCCCAGAGCCAATGAAGGGCTGATTTCTGCATACCCCGTTCCGCTCCAGCGGTACGTCAAATTGGTATCCTCCGTTATGTATATTTTACCGGATTCTCCCGGATTGGGGAGTTGGCTATAAGTCGCTACGTTTATTACATCATCTACATAAGACGGCAGCTGGGAAGAAGGAACCCGACCGTTTTCGTCCAGTTCTGCCAGTCCTCCCGGCTGGCCTTTCTCGGCTAAGACTCGATCTCCTTCAGCTTTGGCATAGTCTCCTTGTGTCTTGGCATATTCCGCCTGAGTATGCGCCTCTGTTGCAGCATCATTAGCAGACGTAGCCGCCTCATTGGCTGATTGTGCGGCTTGATTGGCATTAGCAGTAGCCTGTTGGGCTTCATTTACAACTCCAATAGCTACGTCTGCGGCATTTTCTGCTTTTTCCGCCGCTGCCGTTGCTCGGGTTGTAGCTGTATTAGCGTTCACAGCTGCCTGATCCGCCTGATTAGCCGACGCAGTTGCGTTGTCCGCCGCTTTTTGAGCTGCTTCCGCTTTAGCATCTGCATTGGCAGAAGAAGTATTCGCATTCTTTGCCGCCTGATTCGCATTGGTGGCGGCCTCATTGGCGGAAGTAGCAGCGTCAGCAATAAACGTCAGTTCCGCCGCCTTACTTGTGTTTTCAGCTGTAGTTCCTAGTGTCTTGAGGCCATTTAAATCTTCTGTAACAGGAAGATCACTGATTTTAACCTTTTGAATTTCCATATCGTCTCAAGCTAATTGCATAACCATCTTCTGTTATAACTATCCGACCGTCTTCTGTCGCCAAAAGAACGGGGAATATTAAATCTTCCAACTCCATTGTCAATCGGTCAAATTCTTCCGCAGATATAAATCCGCAATCTGCAACCGGATAGCGTTGCAAATCCCGCAGATTGTTTGTCTGCAATTCGACATCATCCGGGATCGTCAATTGTTGACCGGCCGCAAGTGTTGGAGTCCAAGTATCAATATTATTGGCATCCAGAATCTTCTCTATATTCAGAGGGGAACCGGTCGCATTTACACTGACATCCAAAATCGTTTCGCCTTGTCGAATGGTGTAGGTTGTCATAGTTTGGTGTATAAGGCAAAGAAATCGTATTCGATATAATTGGTGGTCCAGCCGCCACTACCTATAATGGTAGTGTCTTGTTGATAAACAGTCAAAATCATTGCATTGGTGCTAGTCCAAGAATAAAGAACTGAATTAGAGATGTTTTGTGAGTTTGTTCCTACAGGTAGTTTACGTGTAAATGTACGGGTGTTATTAATCGTTACATTAATACCCACATACCCGATAGCTCCCAAAACAGCATCAATACCCCCTGTTTCAAGAGTTATCACCTGACCACTGGGGTATATAAGATTGGAATCCACCTGAGCTTTGTATTTTTTTCCGTAAACCTGCTTTCCATCAAAGGTTAAACCCTCTACTACTACCTCCGTTTCAGAATCAAGGTCAGGGTAGGGGTAGAGCCCGATCAGAGCGGATAGTTGTGCGCTTGTCAAATCCACAGCTGGGCCGGCCTGGGTAGAAGCATTCCCTTTGACCGTCTGAGCAGGCATATTCGCCAGTTTAGCGTTCGACACAGCATTAGGCGCGATAGCTGGAGCTGTGATAGCTTCCGGCTGAATCTGACCCGGGGTAATCCACCCGCTATATTTGGCAACATTCGCCTCTGTAAGTTGCGGGTAGCCCGTATCACTGGCGCTAATTTGCGTGGTGTATTCCGTATACACGGGTGCCGTGCTGCCGGATTTGGTGGGACGGACATCCGTTTGATTGTCGAGAGGGGCCAAATAACTCGACCGGGTAGCCCCTGCGGGAACTGAGCGAATAACTCCATCCATAACCACCAATCCGGCCCCGTAGGCATTACCGCTGTACGTCAGGCCACTCAAAATAGCAAAGTGCACGTCAGCCAAGCCGGAAACAGCTGTCATAACGTTGTCTGTACACTGAGCAGCATCGGACTGTAAAAAAGGAGTTTTGTTCGTCTCCTGAACGTTGTATTTCTTTATCGAACTCATATAGCTTTGATTTTGTAAGTTATCCCATCAAGAATTAAGGTGTTCAAATCTGCCAGAAACTGAGAATACAAAGCGCTATCATCCATTAAGGACTGAGGCACCCATATTATTAGAATATTAATGCCGCTTACACTTTCCAGATTTGGGGTCAGATAAACCGGATCGACTGTCGTCGATGTCAGCCACACATCATTCGAGGCATCGTCCGGAGCCAGCCATACAGTCTCGTTTGCCCCTAAATACTCAAAATCTATCTGCTCGGAATAATGATCGCGCAAATACTTCAAGGCTGAACCATACGTCCACGGGATGAGGGCGAGAAGTTTCTGTTTTAGACGAAAAGCAAACAAATCAGCCAGTGGAGTGTGCAAAGGAGTGAGCGAGCAGTACACCAACCTATAAGCCACCGATAAGGTCAACGATTTAGTCACCGACCAATATTGGCGGAGGTAGAGCATGGTGAGCTTTCGTATGTCAGTTTCCCGAAACATAAGTTATATTCTTCTCAAAGTCGGTTTCGTAATTGAAATACCCGGCAGGGATTATTACGCTTTCCGTAAAAGGCTGCCAACCCGTGTCGGTCTGAATCTGACCGCCTGCCAGATAAAAATCTACCACTCCCGGCACATTGCTCCGCACGTACTGCTCAAGGTGATTCGGGTAAAAAGCCGAATTGAAGCTCATTGAATCCCTGAACTGCTCCATAGCTGAAACTACGCTGGATGCAATCGTTGCCTGATCGTACTGCGGGGAGTATACGCAGTTCATCGTAGCAAACTTGACTACATTGCCAGCAAGCGAATACTTATTAAGCAGGATGCCCGGAATTTCAAAATTCTTCATGTAGGTATCGAAGGCTTGCTTTTGTTCGTCAGTCAAAGGAATCAGCTGCCCGTTTTCATCCTGCGCGGCCACCTTTAACGACAGGGTAGAAACCGGATAATCCTCACCCCCGATTTCCACCGTAGAGGTCGATATATCGGCCGATGCCTGTTTGACGATCTGTTTTGTGGTATCGACAGTAGGATAGTAGGGTTGGTAATTCTCGTCGAACTCCAAATTATCCCCATACTGAAAAGCCTTAGCCGCATCCTCGTAATATTTGGCTTTCCCATACCTATTCTGCCTTACATAAGACTGTATTGTTGTCACAGTATTGCCGATCTCCGTGCGGACGGTATCGATCACATCCGAAAAAGCCTTGATGATCCGCTGATACACCGACCCGGCAGAGGTATTCGTAAGCTGGGGGATTGCCGCTTGTACGTTCGCCAGTATGTCATTGAAACTTGCCATATCAATATTCTGTTATTAGAACTACATCATTCCCTTGCACCTGGTATTCCGCACTCTGGGCACCGTCCGTATAGGCCATGTTTTGCCAGCGGATCAGCGTGGGCAAAAGTTCAGACCCGATAGCATCCACTAAGGATAATCCGATGGGAGGATAGAGAGGGATACACATGGCCGTTCCCGCAAGGATAAACCCGTTTTGCAGCCCGGTATCGCGGTCTGCGGCAACATCCAAATCGCCGCTCTCAATGTATATATCCCTTTCCCTCGGGTTGAATCTCAAATCCTGCATCAGTGCGTTATTTTAGTGTCCTCGTAATCCGCTGCGACAAATTCTGCCGCTTTTCCGGTCGGTGCCGGGGCTACCACCGATCCGGTACCCGGCTGGACTCCGGTAACATTGTGGGTGTGATTGTTAAAAGCGTCCACCAGAGCATTCAATTTATCAGTTAAAGTGTTTATTTTGATAATACCACCCAAATCACCGTTATTCAGGGTTATTTGATCCGACAGAATATCTATGTTCGTTTGTCCTGTAATTTTAATGCTCTCGGCATCCTGAAAATCCAGCACTGCCGGGCTTCGGGTGTTTCCTCCGTAGAAACATACCGAGCAATCGGTGCCGGGCTTGGGGTAGATCATGTAATTACTTTCTACCGACAATACCCGCAATGGTACTCCTTCCCACTCCAAAGAACCTCCTTCAGCATCCTCGACCGACACCGTACAGGTGTTATCATCCTTGTTTACGGCGGTAATCGTGCCCTGGATAATGCTGCCCTGCATAGAAAACTGCCGTAAAAGCGTGGATAATTGGGCTACCGCGTAATCCGTATAATTATCCATTGCTGAGGGTGGTTTGCGGCACGGGCATATCACTTGCGATCTGTGCCAATGTTAATGTTTGCCTGCATCCTTGAGTGTCGATAGTCACCCCTACGCGCTTCACCTTATAGGTGCCATTCAGTGATGAAAAACTTTTATCCTTGTAATCCACCAGACTGAACAACTTAACTTCCGGATAGAGCAGGGTGGTAAGCGTTCCTTCATACATGCCGGTCCGCAGGTTATCCAGTACATGAGTATTGACGAAAGATTCGGCGTTCTCTTTCGTTACAGAGGTGCAGTCAACCACCCTTATCTGCCCCTCCTGATCCCCAACGGTAAAGCTCTTTTTCTTCCCGTTTTTATCTGTGTACTCGACTTTCAGTTTAAATTGTTTCCATACTCCGTCGGGCTGTTGGATATTGCAACCGATCACGTTTCTGTCGCTGGCCAGCTTGACATTATTTCCTTTGGTAGCGCTGATACCCGTTGCAACCAGCTTTTTGTCCCGAAAAGTAACCACGAGCCACATTTCACTCTTGATCTGCTGCAATACGTACAAAGGTGAAGAGTCTTTGATGGAGAATTTGATAAACTCCACATCGGCCACATCATCGGAAACCTCAACCCCTTGCGACGAACACACGTATTTCAAGATTTCTTTCAGCTTGACGGGTTTATTCCACACTTTATTCAGGATGCCCCGGCGCAGTAAATAAACCTGATCCTCGCAAACTATCGTACTCGGGGTTCCCTCCCTGATCTGATACACGTAGCCCTCAAACAAAGTTCTTTCCGGATAGTCGTCGTACCATGCTTTTACCTGTACTTTATCCCCGGCCTTAAAAGCAGTCCGCACCGGCGCTATAAACGGTGTCCCGCCGTCTTTCTCGATCCGGGCATTTAGAGGGCAGGTGATTTCACACCGTGCACCAATCCCGTCGATAGAATCATTCACAGAAACCCGAACCACCGAGGATAGTTTTTTCTCGTAGTTTTCGCCGAATGAAACTTGAACATGCGCGATCAGGTACAGCATTATTGCGAGATTATAAGTGTTTCTTCTTTGTTGTTTTTGTTGCTTGTGGCATCTACAGCATCTATCGAGTACTCGAACCCTACCGAACCAACCAGCGGGCTGGTGGTCATTCTCTTGATTAAAATAAACTCAATGCCTAATCTATTCAGGTATGGGTTTTCAATCGGTAGTATTTCGTTTTTCGCATATATATGTCGGTTAATCTCATCCAACGCCATCAACATTAACTGCTGCCGGTAATAGTGTATGGATTTCCCGCTGCCTTCCCCGAAAATATCACGAACACCAGACCCTAAATCAAATCGTGATGCCTCCCAGCTATCTATCAGTATTGTCCCGTTCAGCCTTATTCTTGTAGCCTTTACACTCATCCGCTCAAACACTTCCCCCGCGTCTATAATCTGGGATTGCGCTATTACTTTTTCGTGATCCGTATTGATCTCGAAAAATGGCTGAACAACCACTTTAAAATCTCCCATCTGGAGGTATGTGATATTATCCCGGCTTGAGGCATCAAAGTCGGTGATATACCTGAATAACTTGACGAGAAATCCAGGATCTTTTGATGGCTGGGGAGAAGTAACAATCAGTGATTCATCAAACATTATCGTAAAGCGATTTGAGTAGCAATATTGACAAACTCTTTAGCGGCTATTTGTCCTAATTGTTCCGGGGTGTACTTTTCCCCCTCTACATGTTTATCGTCGATCTGAACCACGGGAGAATTGAATGTGATCTGGAAGTTTTTGATACCGCCGTTGCCGGAGACACCACGGGGAGAAAGGTCGGTGTTGACATTATTGATAGCGGCGATATTTTGGCCAGTTGGAGTAATGGAGTTCTCCCATTGCTTCATCATAATATCTTTGACACCTTCAAATTTAAGCCTGTTTTCTTCCTGGAGTTTTTTAAACGCTTTCAACAAAGAACTTCCTTGTCCAAAAAACGATTCGTCGACTTTTGGCTGTAAATTGTCAATACGTTCTTGTAAACCAGAGATAGATTCATTTAGACGCTGTGCCTTATATTTTACTAGGCCTTCATCAGAGGTTTCACTTAAATCGGATATATCAACGACATAGGGAGCGAGTTGTTTTCGTTGGGCTTCATTCAACTCTCTATTCATCCAAAGTGCGGTTTCGCCTGCTGCCAGTGCTAAAGCGCCGATCGGACCTGCCTTACTTAAAATATTTCGCCCCATAGATGTCATTGCAATCCGTTTACCAAGGCCTGTTGCTAAATTTTTAGTTTCAATAAGTCCTATAGCCTCCAATAAATTTTTGATAATCGTCAGACTGCGAATAAAATTGGCTATCCCGTTTATAAGTATTTTCCCTGTGAAAGCAGCAAGAAGAACTTTGCCAACATTCTTTATTGTTGGGTACAGTTCGTCAAAACTTTCAATAGTCTTCTCCACCCAATCGCTGAACTGCTGCAAATAAGGTCTGGCCTTCTCAAAGAATTTCACCCAGATTTCCTGCATCTTGTTCCCGATGATCTGCCACTGCCCCCGGAAGGTGTGCGACCGTGCCTCCATTGCACCAAAGTAAATACCGCCCTCTTTGGTCATGTTCTCGAAAGCTTTAGCGACCACATCGAAAGTGATCTTTCCGCTGGTAGATATTTCCTCCATCTTTTCAACCGGCACGTTCAACACCTTTGCAAGCTCCTGCCAAATAGGAATATTCTGCATAGCGAACTGACGCAAGTCGATACCGTAGGTTCGCCCCATAGATTTAATCTGAGCAAAGTTGTATGCGATATTACCGAAATCTCCGCCTGATCCAGATACCACATCGCCCAACATCTTAAAATATTTCATTGTTTGATCCCCGAACACAGGAGCAAGCATAGCCGCTTGTTGGCGCATGTCCTGAATCGGAATAGGGGTCCGTCTGGCGAACGCTTTTAGCTCACTGTTCATGGCAATGGCTTTGCCTCTGTCTTTTAAGGCAAATTCCAACCGGGCTAATATGTCCTCTTCATTGCCTCCCGCATTAATGATTCTGCGGCCAATATCGACAGCACCAATAGACAAGCCAAGTCCGGCCAGCTTGGAGCCTAAGCCATGAAAGCCGAAATTTAGCTTATCAAGCTTTTGCCGTGCATCCCCAATAGCCGTTGATACTCGTTTAAAACCTGATTCCGCTTTTTGAGTGGCTTGTTGGGCATAAGTACCGGTACGACGGTATGTGTCTCCCAACTTGGATGACATGCTATTTAACTTCTGCATGATTGCATCCAGTTTTTGGGAAATGGTAAACAGTTGCCCCATTACCGTGGCAGCATTCCCGCCTACGTTGATCTTTACTCCGTAATCGATCATCTTGAAGGAAAATTAAGAGAGGCAGCTACAATAACTGCCTCTCGTGCAGTTTATTTGCGTAAATATGGGCTAAGGTGGCTCCGATCTCGTCAATGCTCAGTTCCTCGAACTCCCTGCGGCTCATCCCGAAAATCCGGGCGAATAACAGGTATGTTTCCCACAGGGGGTTCTCCTTGCTGAACAACTGGAGCAGTTCGGCGCTTTTCGTTTGCGCAACCTGAAAAACCGATGACAGTCTTACAAGTTGGCTGTTAAAAAAGGGCCGATCACCCTCCCGAAAAGCTCCATGTTCAACTGGAACGTTGACACCACGTCGTTTTTCAGCAGGACAAAATCTGTCTCGTTGAAATCCGGTCCTTTGACCACAAGCCCGTCGATAAACTCCGTCCCCATCTTTTCGATAGAAGCCGGGGAAAATACTGCTTCGCCTTTTGCATCCGTGGACATCATACCCATCGCCGCATAAAACAGCTTTGCGTCGCTTCTCCGGCACCGGTCGATCTCCCGGAACTCAAGTTTCATCTCCTTGTCGACCAGCTGGCCGTCGGCATCTTTGCACTTGAATTTTTGCGTGATTTCCATGATTACACAGATTTATAGTCGATACACGTCCCGGACAATTCCCGGAGCGTTTCGAGTGAATTGCGTTCGATGTTCTTGTTGTCTCCGGAGAACGCGCAGCCGATATACTTCTCAACAGAGCCATTCTCCAGACTGGTCACCGTGATATTCGTATTAGCCGGGAAATCCCGGAAATCGTGAATACCCGATCCCATAGCCAGTTTAGCGGCCTGCACGATCTTGATGGCCTCTCCGTCCTGCAAAGAGATATTGAACGCGTTGTTCTTAATCCCCCGCTTGACGGCGATAGGCTTCTCCGTGCTGATAGCTCCGATAGGGGTAGCATCCTGAGACAGATTCCTACCCACAGCGGAAGCGGTCAGAAACATGTACACCGGAACCGAGCCGATAGTGATAAACACCTGGTATTTATCACCGCCTGAAACTAAATAATCCAGATTCATATTACAGCGAGTTTACAAATTCGATGTCCGCTTCGATCAGGGCAATGCCCGGACGCTGCTGGATAGATAAGTGAGCCTTGACGGTCCTGGTCGAAGTGAACGGAGAAAGGCTCGATAGCTCCAGATTCACCCCGGCAATCTCCCCATCCGTAATCATCGGATCGGTATAGGTCGTGTAGAAATTCTCCGTCACCGAGGAAAGATACCCTTCGTTAATATCTCCGTCCGTATCGATGGGCGGCGTTTGGCCGATAATATCCGTAAGGTAGGCATGCAGATAATCCGCAATCTTATTCAGCACCCGGTTGGCCGGAATCGTCGACAGAGCCATAGTGCTGTCCTCGGCGGTTGCACCGTCATTGAAGTAGTAACCCGACTTCGTGTCACGCGTCCGAATGAAAAGATGCTGTTTTTGTCCCAGCGTGTCGAACACGGCAGGCAAAACCGAGCTTACCGGAGTTCCGTCTGTAAACCATGCGTTCTGAATCGGGAGCGGTCCGGCAGATACATTCGAGAGTTCGTAATTGACCGCCTGCCGGGAAAGAATACCCAGCACCAGCCCGACAGAGGCGCAGCTGTCAAGGGTGGCCGTAGTATCACAAACAGCTACACGCGGACAATCCTGTGTATTGAAGTCGGGAGCGTCGGTAACCGATTTGAGGTTATTGCCGTCCAGTACTGCAAACGCTCTGAAACCGGCATCCCAAAGATTGCCCAAAGTCGTATTCAGGGCCGTTGCAGTGGGAATTACATCCGCATAGTAGCTTCCGCTCGAAGGAGCCTGATCCTGCGGAGCGAAGACCACGCCGATCATCTTGGCCCGATCAGCAGGCGAGGGATTCCCCTCAGCACTCAGACCGGTGGAGCGGAGTAGGGATTCGAAAGTATCGGAGGCGACAAATTCGCTCATCGTCGAGCTTTTGTCCACCCCAATCAGATACAGCGTAGCACCGTTTCCGGCCGAGGCGTAGAACTCTTCAACCTGTCTTACCAATGACACCTTATTCGTTGCGTCATACGTGTCGGTTATGCCGAGAGGTGTCAAATCGCTCGGCTGCGAGAGCTTATACAGAGTATTCAGCTTAAACGTACTCGCTACCGCCACTGCCTGCACACAGAGGAGTGCCACCCCGTCCGAAGACGAGGCGACACCAGTCCGGGTGTTGGTGAATTTGATATTTACACCTGTTTTCATGCTTTTTCTTTTTTTCCGGTTTTCTTGTCCGGCTTGGACTCTTTCTCCGTAGTGGATTCATCCACGGCATTGAGAAGGTCGGCCACATTCTGGGCCTCTTCTTCCTTGCTCTTCTGAGGATAAATCGGGTATTTCATAAAGAGATTTTCCACCTCTTCAATGGTCTTCGGCATATTCTCATTGGTGACCAGAATAAGCGGAGACTTCGGATAGAACAGATGGTGTTTAGCCACCTGTTCATCCGTAATCACCATTTGCAGGTAGGTGTCCAGATGAACACCTTTATAACCTGCATCGGTGAATTTCTTTACAACGCCTTTCAGCCTCGCAAAAAAGCGTTCATCCACATTATGATTGATTTCTACCATGATTGTGTATTTTTATGGTTATTCACCCGTCGAGGGTGCGGTGTACTTGGTCGGCACGATCAGAGCCGTTCCCAGATTGTTGGCGTACGCCGGAGCGATACCGGTCTTGATTTCTGCCGAGTAAACTTCGCCGTACAGGGTGGGCTCGATCTTGGTAAACACCTCCATCGAAGCCAGGCCGCGCAGAACATACTCCGGAATCAGCCCGAGGCCGTACTGTACCATCGTGGCCGTCGGAGTGCCCGTAACCGGGTTTACTACCGCGCTCGTGGTCGGATCGTACACACCCAGGTATTGCCGGGTGAACACACGCGAATACGACACGCGCAGGTCTTCGTTCTTGTATCCCTCCACGAAGCGGGTGAGGACGGTCTGCACTTTCGGGTCCTGCGTGAGCGAGTACTGCAACGACGGATCGACGTTGATAACCGGATTGAGGGATTCGATACGAACATTCAGACTCTGGAAGAATGCCTCCAGAGCCTGAATGTCCTTCATCGTAAGACCGTTGTAGTCGCCGGTGTTCGACGGAACTTTCACCCAGTTTTCCCCGAGCTTGAGCGCCTCGCCCGAAGTGCCCTGCACCTTCGGAGTGTAGCCCGATTTGGTCGTTGCGATCTTCTGGGCCAGCGTGAACAAATCCCAGTCATACATAGCTGTAAACAGGTTGTTCAGCGCCACATCCCACTGCAATCCCATCTGGTCGTAAGCAACGATGTCTCGGTTGTAACGTTTCCAGAGCATCGGTTCCAGCAGATGTTCGTAAATCTGCATTGATACCGGCGTGTCGGCTTTGGCCACAATCGTTGCAGGCGTAACCGTCGTATCGGTCTGGGCCGGTTGGGTGGTAATCTTGTTGTCGAAACCGATATTCGCCCATACGATTCCCACGTTATCGCCGACCATCTGGGCCGGAAGAACGGGCATGCGGTTTACCCACAGATTGGTCGGGAACAGCTTGAGATACGCCATTGCCGCAAACGCGATACGGTCCAGCGCCGGAGATTCCACAAAGTCGGTCGATGCGTTCAGTGTGGCATTGCCGCTCATGGAGAGCTTCTGAATCTCACGCAGTGACGATGAAAGTGATTCCCGGTTGCTCATGTACTCATCAACACTGACGCGCACCGGGCGGCCACCGTTGTCGATGTTGAAGTGCAGTTTGTCGAAAAACACTTTTCCTGACGGGGTGTTCTTGATCGCATCGAACACATGCAGTTTTTCGTTTTCATTGCCCTGCGAAAGCATCTCGGAAATCCCATCCATACCCTTTTCTTTCATAAGGGCTGAAAGGGATGCCCGTTGTGTGCTGACACGTACTTTCGGCATATCCATTTGGGGCATCGCGGGATTCAGGCCCAGGGTTGCCGGGGCCGGTTCAGACACCTGTTTGGGTTCCGGTGCTGCCAAAGCGGCAGGTTTGGGTTGGGTTTTGGGCTCTTCCGCAGGAGCGGAAGCAGCGGGGGCAGACAGGGTAGCGCCTTCTGCCGGTGCGCCAGTCTCGGGCGCAAGGTTTTTGTTCTCTTCCATTTCGTTTGATTTATTTACTCCGCTTCCTGCGGAAAGGTTTGCTTCTTCTTCCTCTTCCCAGCAATTCAGGGTCACATACTCATAACCCGCTGAAAGTTTGGCTTCCATAACATCGGGACTGATGCCGGATAGCTTCTCCGGCGCTTCGTCCGTACTTAGGGCAACCCCGGCCTCCATTGCAACAGCTCCTGGATCGGCCGGAACAGAAGTCATAGAGTTTTCCCAGAGATCAAAGGCTAATGCTTCGTTCCGGTCGGCATTCAATTTGACAAAACCACCCATGCTGATGGCATTGATACCTCGCTCTTCATAAAGGGTCTTATACCGCTGCCCGAGCTCCGTAGATGCGAAAACGGGCAGGGCAGTCAGTTTGCCGTTTTCTATCCGGATGTCCTCCATGTGGCCTATATTGTTGTCGTATTCATGTTCAGCCAACAATACCGGATTTGCGAGATAATCCGAGATATTGATTACCTCGACGGGGATTCTGTAGCCTTTTCGATTCATCCTCCCGGATGAAAGAACTATACGTCTTGTCTCCATTATACCGTTACTTCAAATTCATACTTAATATCTTCTATGGGCACCTCCGGCTCTTCCATCGGAACAGTAAGAATCGCACGCACGACCAATTCGTAGGTAACCACATTCTTCGACCACTTGTCATAAGGCGTATGCCTCAGATTATACCCCCGCGACCTGGTTATTAAATTGTTCTTCTGGAGTAGCTTTTGCATCTGCGGTGTAGTAAACACCTGCCGATTGAAAAGCGTCTGGATGCGGTCGGGTATATCGTAGGCCCCCTTATACTTATCCACTATCCAATCCGAAGAGTGCGCCAGGTCTATATTGGTGTCGAGAATCGAGATAGAAATACCGATCTCATACTCCCGTCTCTCATAGCCCCCGACAAACACCGAGCTTTCATCCTCCAGAATCCCCACGATTGCCGCCGGAAGAACGTTTTGCGGCGGGTTGTTCGTGGTAAAATTCCGGGCTATCTGCACTTGCTTCAAACCCAATTCCGGAAGCGCCATCAGTTCCTTGCAAACCGCATATAGTAATTGCCCGGTCATTTTTTCAGCATATTTTCTACCTGATCCATCGCTTTCCTAAGCACGGCCTTTCTCGCATAAATGAATTGCCGTTGGGGCATACCCTTCAATCCTTCATTGTGTCTGGGGGCATACGGAATAAGCCTCGTATCTAAGCCCACACCAACGGTCTTACCCTGTACTTCAAAATGCACCTCGTTCATCATGGCCGCGCTTTTAACCAATGTTCTTCGCCCTTCCTTTTGTGCGGCTTCACTGGGCTTCCATTTGCGTAATCCCTGATCTGTTTGGACTCCCTGACGCATAAAGTTGGCTTTGATGTCTTGGGCTACTATATTTCCGATGATGGCCGGAGCTACCTTCATAGCTTCGTCGCATTTCTGCTGAAGCCTGCCCAGATCCACTGTCAAATCTTTCAAACTTTTCATCACCGCACCATCAAAAGCCCACGCCGCAGCATATCGGCCTGTAATGAGTTTCGAACCACATAAGCGTCCGTAATTACATTATCCTCAAATTCCACTGCGTAAACCACATTCGAGGCAATACGAAGCATTACACCCTTCGTTTTAGTCTGGTTGTTCTCATCCATCCACTGCATCCACATCTCATCAGGATTGGAAATGGTTTCACCCAAAAGGTTGACACCTTTACCTCCAGCCACCTCCAAACGAGACCGCAACGAGAGAGTGAGTGCAAATCCCATCCGTAGAATAGAGTTATGCACCAGGATATTCCCGTTTTGAACCGGTGCACGCTTGAGCATCTTAGCAATGTCCGATACCGTTCCTTGATAAACATCGACTTTGGGGGCCGTTTCCATCATCTTGTTCACGGAATCAAGCCGGTATTTATCGAATGAAAGCCGATTGATGCTGGGAAGCACATCGAAATAGCTGCTATCCTTGTTAGGCATGATGCCGTTGATGCCGGCATTGTAAGTAAAGCCCTTTTCGACATCCTGCGATAGCAGGTCCTGTATATCCTCATTCGGGGCGACTTGCCAACCGTTTTTCTGTCGGTCATACTCGGAAACTCCTTCGTAAAAGCACCGGCAATTCCATCCGTTAGGCGGAAACAGTCTTTGAGCATTCGGATCATCGATACGGAACACCCGTCCGTTGAGCCTTGCATGTTCATCCCGCACCTTGTTGTCCTCCTGGGTTCGATAGCGCCAATAGGGGAGTGAGTCGCGCTGCGCCCACAGGCTTCCCCACTGATTGGCCATAATAGCCGTCATCGAGGCTGTCCTATACTCGGTCTTTAGCCAGTCTTCGCGGAATGTAGACACGATCTTATTGACCGCTTTTTTGAACTGCGAGAAAGAGACCTTTTGCCCTTTGTCGTTAAAGAGACTTCGAGCAATGGCATCGTTAACCGCAGCCTGCTCGGCTACGTTCTTGGCAGCGGAAAACTGGAAGATGTTAGCCATGTAACGAGGCACCAAGTCATCAGGGATAGAACCATTCCCTTTGGCGGATAGTTTCACCAAAGGATTATTCCCGAACAACGGAGCCTTAAATGTGTCTGCGTAGTATTTGTACTGCTCTAGATCGATAAAAACAGGTTGTGGCTGTTCCGTTTCATACAACTTTCTCACAAATGCGTCGGAAACATGCGCATGGCTCCCCGCAGGAAGATCGACATCTTCTTTAGCTACCTCTTCTTTGATCTTGGGTGCACGCAAATAGATAATCCCCTCGGGCTCCTGTGGTGTTTGACGACTGCGAGCCGTTAGGAAATCGAGCGCTTTGCGGACAAAGTTTTTTTCCTCTTTGGTTTCAATCTCGGACTCTTCTTTGATAGCGACCGGCGGCAAAGAGATGCCCGATTTATCCTCGTAAAAGTTTTCAGGTAACCCGATCTGGGTAAAAAATTCCTGCGTAAGTTGTTTGCCGTTCTGATTAACAATGTCCGACATCTTTTGTGCCTCATCCATGCTCATCGTGGAAGCACTGTCATCAGAAAACCATCGATTATCCGGAATGTTGAGCTTTGGTTTAAGGACATTGTTCAGCACTTCTACCATCCATTTCACATCCCGCTCGGCATAGGTTTTGGCAACCCGCTCGTGAACCTCTCCCAAAGACCGGCTATTGCCTTCTTTGATGGTCAACTGAGACCCGAGTACAAGATTAATCATCCTGATCTCAGCCTGATCGATATAGTCGTAGTATGTTTTATAGGCATCCGAGGCGCTGTGATGCTCGGTTTGTTTGACCTCTATGGAATAAACCTGTTTCCCATCATCCACCGAAAAAGGAGTAGTAATAGCCACGGTAGGGTCTATATTGGCCGCAATTTCCCGTGCAGTCTCCTGGTTGGGATTTACCTTTTTCTGCTGAATTGTGCCGTCCGGAGCAATGTAGTCTTGTAGTTCTACGCCTGCACCGTTATATCCGACTTGCGTTAAGGGGAATGCCAATCTCGTTCCCGATGCTAACCAGTTTCTCAAGGTGATCGCAATGCCTACATACTCCTTCAAAAGAGGTTGAAACAACCCGAGCATAGTCTGGTGTTGTGATGAATACTCCACATAGAACAGGTTAGAATAATCATCGAACCTCTCATGCCCGTTCAGGTCGAAAGGCGTATGTTTAAGGGCTCTATTGAATGGATCGATAACCGAGATAGGGTAGCGCTCAATTTTATTGTTTTGTGGCTGAAAAACACCGCCCGAATACCCTTGAAAGATCGCCATAGATGCCGCCTCGATCCATTTGCGGAACCACCCTTTGTCAATTTGTTCGGTCAGCGCTTCGTCCACATTCCCATTTTCATCCATCAAAACATAACGGGCGGAAAGAATCGGGTTTAATCTGCGCTCTATAAGTGTTTGTACAAACGGGGACGAGGCCAGCATCCACGTTACCATAGTATCCCATCCCTGAGCCATGCCGTTATTAATAAGCTGGTCGGAATACATACGCCAATCAGCCTCGGTATAGTCTATATACCGGGTCATGGGATAGGTCTTGACTACAAACGAGCCTAACCCGACCGGTTTAATCGGGTTAACGGAGTTCTGTTTATTTGTAGCCCTTGCCATCAGTATAGGTATTTATTTTTAGTGGAAATAACCTCCGGAGTCATTCGTATATCTTCCCCGACAGAGGGGACATCCAAAAGCGATTGTTTGCGTGACTGCAACTCATCAATCGTGCGCAGGAAATCCTGATATGCGTCGGTAAGGCTCTTTTTAATCGCCTCGTCTCCGCTGGCTATCTCCCAGCAAGCACAGAATATAACCAGCTTTAAAACCACTCCGTTGCGATCCCAGCCGGTTTTCTGGTATTCAGCCGATAAATCATAAAGTGCGGCGAGATAATTCTGTACACGGCTCTTGGCGATATGTACGGCACGCTGGAGGCTATCGGCATTCTTATCGTAAACAGCTTCCAGATAATACTCCGGTAAATACTGAATCAGGTCGATACCCATCAGGTACCCGAAATCCATTGTTTTTATGTCGATAGGATCAACCATTACCTCCACGTCCTTTTTGCTATATACACATCACTCATGTGGGTGACATTCGTTTTTTGGCTCAATTTCATCACAGCTCCATGTACGCTATCCGGAATATCGTCGTGCATGTCTTTGGGCATGTTTTTGGCGAAATTCAGGAATTGCACCTCAACCTGTGAGGAAATCATCTTTTCCTTGATATGGTTGCTGAATATCAGTTTGTAATTTTCATTGAGCGGAACTAGCAGAGATTCTATTCGCATGAACTTGTCGCCTTTGTTCGTGTTATCCAACCGATAGGGGATAGCGCAACCGTTTTGGGCGCAATACTCGCCATGTGCTTTGGTGAAGTCATCCGCTATACCCTGGTTTTCGATCCACGTTTCTACGATTGCTCGATGGCCTTTTACCTGCTCCAGATTGGATTCTGCGTAACTTTGAGCCTCGTGTATGAGCTCCATCATCACGTAAGTAGTGCATTGTGCTGCGTTAATGTCGAGCACATAGAATGAACCCTGACAGATTCCCACCGTGGCGACCGACTTGTAGTCATTCTTGGGGCCTGACTTATAAGAAGGATCGACGTAGATCACGATCTTTTCGAACACAGACCAATCGAGTACATCCAGCCAATTGAGGTGCTTGAATATTTCGCCATCGAAGTTGGCCCCGTATTCGCCCTCCAAAAACCGCTGTCGGTCACGCGGTGAAAGGTTTTTGAGCGTGGCAATATAATCGTCGCTCAAATGCTGCATGTTGTCCGTCGGTCGGAAATGCGCCGTTGCATAACGCTCAGGATCATTCAAAGGCTCCCGGGATGATGGATTGAGTTTTTTGTTGAACATCACATAGTCCCATGCCTCAAAGACGGTAGGGTTGAGCGTAGTGACAAACTTCGGCATTCCCTTTACTCCATCGGAATCATACACAACCTGCGTCAACCGGGTAAACAGCTTTTCAATAACCTTGTAATCGTTCTCGTTGCCCTCTTCCACAAGGATCGAAAAGTACTCAGAAGACAAAATCTTCGTCATGCTATCCTCGTCTCCCATTGTGGCGGCGGCACCATAAAAGAATATCTTAGACCCATTAAAAAAGGTTAGGATGTTCTCGGACTTATTGAAGGTCACAAATGGAACCCCGCCCACACTGGCATCGTAAGGATGGACACCGCCATTGATTTTGGCGAACTCCCTCCATAGCGCTGGCATCGTCTGATTCAGCATACCAATTTTCAAAGAACTCAAT